TCACGAGGTTATCGGCTATTCATTTTATAGTAATATAACTTGTCTGGCCTGGCTTAACAGACCCAAACGGAGCTCCTTCGGACTATTAAATTAGTCGATTGAGACAGGATATCAGTTATCACGATATCTCCTATTAAGCTATCGCCGTAAGACGGCGTGTTCTCTTCTCCAGTGATGGAGTTCAGCAAGTAGCATGATTTGGTGTCGCAACCATATCCAACTACGGGTGTTAGCAGCTCTCGTACTGTAAAATTGTGAAAACAGATGAACAGATTACCACACATCATTAAATAAGCTACTTATAACTTTTTTAACTTATTGCGGCAATCGAAGTCCAATTCTAAATTATGGATAACTCAAGGTGAGTTATCTATATTTTATAAATTGGTCATCTGGATTACGCGATCTGAAAGTATGAAAGAGTCCTTGATAATGCTTAATGGTCGTATCGTCTCACTTGTGAAAACAAATGGGTTTACATTTACCTTCGGGTATCTGAAAGAAGCCTCTCGGCTTACGATTCGGTCATTAGCAGGATCCGCAGAAAAGGCTTCTGGGTCTAATCCTAGAGTCGCTGTTGATCCACACGGTCTACCTAAAATCATACCATTATTTTTGCGAAGAGCTCTTGTAGCTCCAGCAGATAATGTTATGTTAGTTAGAGCCGTTCTGACTTTGCTCTCTGTTTATCGTACCTTTAAGGTGCATGTGAAACCTTCGTTATCGACCATAACTGGCGAATTCGAGGGGGTTAGCCGTACTTTTGATAGTATAGCAATCAAACGCGCACTTAAAGATTTGAGATTCAGAGCCGAGTTCGGTGAATTTAGAGGTTTTATCTCAGAATCAGCCGGCCCAAACAGTAAGTATTCTTCGTGGGGATCTGCATTAGACCTTCTTGGTCTTTTGGAGCACCCTACTCAGTTACTTATTATCCTTAAATTAGGTCTTATGACCCGATCTTACGGATACCTGTTTATGGCGGCAAATTTAATAATTCTGGGAGGTCCGTTATACTTATTTCTTCGTATATCGGGACGAGTAAAACCGTTTATTCTTGGTAAGTTAAGCGTAGTGTATGATCAAGCTGGAAAAGCCAGAGTCGTTGCAATAACGAACTGGTGGATCCAACTTGCATTACTACCTCTTCATAAATCTATTTTTAGATTTTTGAAGACCGTAGAGCAGGATGGGACTTTCGATCAAACAAAACCTCTTCTGGTATTATACCAGAACAGGGATGTTAATCATAAATTCTCAGCCTTTGACCTATCGGCTGCTACTGACCGTTTGCCTATCGACTTGCAAGTTGACATACTGACCCTTTCAGGGTTACGTGGAGACTTGTGGCGATCATTGTTAGACTTCGAATGGAAGTACAAAAGCACATCTGTTAGATATGCGGTTGGACAACCTATGGGAGCCTATTCTTCGTGGGCTATGTTAGCTGTAACACACCATGTTATAGTTCGTATGGCGGCACTGAAAGTAGGTATCCCTAAATTCAGCAAATATGCGGTGCTCGGTGATGACGTCGTTATCAATAATGATGACGTTGCCAGAGAGTACTTAGCTCTAATGGAAACATTGGGGGTAGGAATCAATCTGCAGAAATCTATCGTGTCTTACGACGTGGTAGAATTCGCTAAACGATGGATTACTCCCTATGGTGATATATCTCCTATCGGTCCAGGTAACATCCTGAACACGATGAGATATCCTCATTCCGTTGGTACGCTGCTGTTAGAAGCTAGACAAAAAGGTTATATGGAAAATAATAGCGTTGGTAAGTCACTAATACAGTCTTTGCCGGAGAAATACCGGTCAAATGCTGTGTTAGCTTTTTGGACTTATTTTGGAATATACGGGCCAGCACTAGTTCCGAGCCAAGTGAACAGATATAATCTGTTGACTTGGTATACTCAGAGTAGGCTTAGCGACCCTTCCATTGTGGAGGCATCTGTCTTTCATGGGTTGATTAACACCCTGAAAGCAGACACCGAGACAAACTTGAAATTAATTGATTCTGAAGAGAAATTATTCTCTCTCAAGTGGCACCGTGCAACTGGTACTGGTGACTATTGGACCCGAGTTCTTGAACTCTGGTTATCATTAGCATCACCCGGTTACTGGTTATATCTCCTTAGCTTTGTTAAAGCTCGGGAGCAAAACATCCTTTTAGCTGAGAAATTAGCTAAGAGAATGTTGCCGTCTGAGTCTAAAATCAATGAATTTCTTGAACTTCTCCTCCGGCAACTGGTAGTTCCATTAAATGGTACTCTCAGTCCGATAAGAGAAGGGCACAGAAAGA